ATCAAATAATAAATTTAATATTTTAAAAGATTTTTCCATTGCTGCTCTTGCAGTACCACCTGTTTTTTCGCCTTCTGCATTTAACATTTTTTCTGGCAATCTGCCTTTACCTTCACCTAGTTCTTCTTCTGACCTCAACCATTTTTCATATACATCTGCTGCATACTCATAATTTTTATCTACTTTTATACCGTTAGATGTAGCTGCTAATGCCCATTTAAATACAAATTCATGTCTTTTATCTGTAGCAACTTTTGGATATATAAGAGAAAGTATTCGTACTGCTTTAGATACTTTTTCGTCATACCAACCAACAGCATTTGCATTTTCTGTTAAAGCAAATCTTGCATCTTCTAATAAAGTTTTTACTAAATATTTTTCTGTCTCCACACTAAAATCAGTTAATTTAACACCTGCTCTTTTAGCAGCAGCTTGAACACGAGCTTGTATTTCTAATTTAAAATCACGATTAGTAGCAAAAGGTTTACTTTTTGCAAAATCAAAATTTTCTATAATTCTTGCTAATTGAAATACTTCTTCTGATACTGGCTTACCTTTTTTTTGTGTTGCCTTTTGTTCAAAAGTTTCTACTGCTTGTTGTTGATATAGATTATTTATTTCGTTAGACCAGTTGCCATTATTATCAACCGATTTAACAGCATTAGGATCAAAGATAACTATTTCTACAACTTCACCAACAGCATTTTTTAGTATTACACCATCATGTCCTTCTGCAATTAATTTATCTCTAAAACCATCTGCTGCAACTCTACCACCTGCTTTTATTCTAGGTTTTATACTTGTACTTTCAGTTTTTGGATTTTCTAAACGTGCATATAATTCCATTATTTTTGCATCACCTTTGGATCTAGGTTTTTTATTCATCGTATAAATATTTGCTAACCCTTTATCAGGAGTTATATAAACACCTGTACCTGCAAAACCTGAGTCATATCTATTGGGATGATCAAGATCGAAATAATCAAAATTATCTCTCGTGCCATGATATAAAACTTGTGGTGTACCATCAGGATTTTTTAATACTGATTTTCTAAACCAGTTTTTAAATAATTGTGTTTCTGTTTTTATAGTGCCGTTTTGATTAAAAAATTGTTTTTCAAAAGTTTTTAGATCTGTAGTCTCTCCTATTATGTTGTATTGAAATCTATTTATAAATTGTCTTGGTGTTATACCTAACGCTTTAGAATAAGTTTCTGCAAACATCTGAACTAAAATAGCTCTATCTTCAGCTTTATCTTTGTCATAACCAGTATTAATACGCATTAATTGATTTTTTATATCTTTTTTTATTGCTCTAGATTCACTTGTAAATTGTTTAAGATCTTGTGCTTTTTGATTAAATTCTTTTTTCATATTTTCTAAAAGCTCAGGTTGATCTTTAAAAAATTGCATCATTTCTGTTTGACTATATTCATTCTCGCCTGTCTTTAAATGTGGCTGTAATGAATTACCAAAGTCTGTACTAGCAATGTCAGCCAAATATGTACCAGTTGGTATTTTTATAACTTTTCCTGTAAATCCTTCCTTCTTTGCATCTTTAAATTGTTTTGCAAGTTCTGGGGAAAATAATTCTAATTGTTCTTCAGTAATTTGATTATCATCAAGTGCTTGTTGGAATTCTTGTGCATTAAAATAAAAATCACTAATACCTGCTTGATCACCTAATTGTTGTTGATAATCTTTAGTTTGTTCTTTGTTTCTTTTTTTTGTTACATCATCTTTAGATATTTCTACAATTTTTTGTAAAACTGCGGTGTCATTTTTGGCCTTATTTGCTTTGCTCCAATTGTTGCTATATGTAATACCCGGTGCTATTGCACCAAATAAAATCATTCCTTTAAAGGTTTCTGTTAATGTTGACCAAATTCTGTCTCCTATTTCTTCTGGAGTGAATGTTTCTATAGATTCGTCAGCAAATGCATTATTACCTGCTATTGCTGCTATTTCTTGTAAAACTTCTTGTATTGGTTCTGTAGCTAAAACTAACCCATAGTCTCTAGCAAATTGTCGTGTTGCAGCATTCCATGTAAGTTTTTTACCACTTTTACCTAAAGCATTTTTTACAGTTTGTTTTAGAATTCTTTTTTGTATAGATTTACCAACAGGTGTATTTGCTAAACCAGAACGATAAAATGTACTTTTTAAACCACCAAGTCCTTTAAGATATACTGGTCCTACTATGTTCATTCCAATTTTTTCTATAACAGCATTTGTAGTACCAACAACATTAGATCTTATTCTTGCATCTTCCATAGAATAATTATTTTCTCTAAGCTCTAACCATGAATGACCACCTTCTATTTGAAATGTGTCATAAGTTAATTTATTAGCAAAAGCGTTCCAACCAGTAAACAAACCTACAACATTACCAATAGTCGCACCTCCGACAGTTGTTAATGGATCAGGACTTATTGCACCAATACCAGCACCAAGAAGTGTTTTTGCTTTCCATGTTCCTAATCCTGCTACTGCAGCTTCTGGAAGTGAAGAGCCATATTGTCCAACAAAATATCCAGAACCTTCAATAAGACCTACACCATCCGCATCATAATTAGATATTGTTTCTTGTATTTCTTTTATTCTTTCGTAATCTTTTAAATCTTGTTCTGATGGTTTATATCCAGTTTCAAAACCTTTTTCAATACTTATAAACGGTACTTGGGTTCTTCTTAACCTGTTTCCTATTTTTCCTAATTCTCTACTTAATACACCTTTGCGTATACCTTGCCATCCATCTTCTGGTGCTGATGTAATAGTTTCCCATAAACTTTCAGTTCTAGCTAAATTTTCAATATTGTCATGTGCTATTGCTGCAAAATTAGGATCACGCAATTGCCTAGACAATATAGGATTTACCATTGCTAGTTCACTAGCTTGTGTATTTAGTTCTAATGATTTTGCTTTTAAAGACTCTAATGTATCGCCATTATCAATAATTGTACCTTCTGGTAAATTTAATCTTCTAGCTAATTGTTGTGCTTCTCCTGTTTTATCTGGATTGTTATAACGAACATTATTTAATAATACTTGTAATTCTTCATCATTTTTTTTCTGTTTTTTTTCTACATAAGCATTTAAAAGAGTTTCATCATTATCTGGACTAGATTGATTTTCTCGTACACTTTCATATTTTGCGAGATATTCATTAAATTCGTTGATGTTATCCATAATTTATTTTGCTAAGATGGCATTTAGTTCTTCTAATGTTTTTGGCATACCAAATTCATTGACCCATTTTTCTGCTAAATTTTGTTCGTTCATAGGTAGCTTTTCTAAATATAATAATCTTATGATTTTTGATCTTACAAATGGATCTATTTCATTTGAAAATACTCTTTGTCCGTTAACAACAACAAATTGTTTTGATAACTGATCTTCTGTTACAGAACTAGCAAATACTTTTTTATCCTTAAAAAATCCGTCTAAAGTTACTTTATCTAAAAGTACGTTGCGTAATATATCTACTTTTTGTTCTCTTGTTAATTTTTGGTTTCCTTGTTTTCTTTGAGCATAATCTATTCTATCTACCCATTCAGTTTTTATTCCATGAAATATAGCTGCTTTCTCACCTTTCTTTGTGTCATATACCCATTGATAACCGCTTTTATACATGACATCTTTTAGCAAAGTGTCATTACCTGTAGCTTCTTTATATTTTTCTCCTGATGATTTTAATTTTTCTGATTCTTGTTTTAAAAGTAAATAATCTTCTGGTGACAATGTAAATCTATATTCATCTAAATTATCTCTTACTTCTTTTGGATCACCGTCTAAAGTTGCTAATGTTTCTATATTAGATTCTTTTGGTGGACCTGCTTTTATTATTGCTTGATCTTCTGGTGTAAAATCATCTATATCTATATCATGTTCATGTAATTTTTTATATCCATTTGGTTCAGAGTATGATATTTCTACCGCAGCATTCTTTTTACTTTTATAATTTGCTAACCTTTCTTCTTTGATTTTGTCGTACTCTATATCTAATTGTTCTAGTTCATATTTTAATTCTTTTTTATTTAGTGTTGTAGCTTTTAATTTACTTGCTATAACTTCTTTAGGTTGTAAACCAGTTCGTATATCTATCTTTGCATCTTTAACAGGTTCATAATCATAATCAACATTACTCTTAATAACATTTAAATCATTTGCAATTGCATTTATGTATTTATTAGTTTTTTCTATTTGTGCTAAATCAAATGGTCCTAAATTACTTTGTGGAACAGGCACAATAACATTAGATTCTTCATAATTGTCTGAGTTACGTTTAGCTTGTGCTCGTGCTCTACTGTATTTACGTTTTTCTGATGGGCTATCACCAAAATCACTTCTTTTAACAACATCTTCTTTAAATACTTTTTTTGTTTTAACAACAAGATTAGAATATTTTCTTCTAGCTTCTTTTTTAATTAAATCAGTATATCTATTTAAAATACCTTCATTAACTATTTTAAAATTATCTGGGTTATTAAAAAATTCATTTCTATATTTATCTATACGAATTTTACTTCCTTTAGTGTTACGTCCACCCCTTTTTATAGTTGGTACTGGAATACTAGCTTTATATTCTCGTTCTGCTTTTGTGTATAAAGAATCAGCTTTTTTAGCACCTAAATGCAATACAGCAAACAAATGTGTTGGTTGGTGTTGAGCTAATAAAGTACCATTTTTAGAAGAGTCTTCATTAAAAAATATAGATTCATCTCGTTTTCTTTGTATTATTTCTATTTTTTCAGATTGTTTTAAACCTGTGATATTAGTTTCATTAGAATGTAATCCATCAGTAACTACAGCCCCTAACCCATCATCAAAAGATTGATTGCTACTTAAACTATTTAATGAATAAAGTTGTGTTAAAAAATCACCATTGTTTTGATTTCCATCACTAGCTATTGCTTGTTGTACTTTTGTGTCGCTAATAATTTCTGTGTGTTTGTTTTCTACTTTTGCACCTAAATCGTCAAAAGTTTTGCCATCTACATACGGCCTTAAAGACGCATGAAATGCTTTAGCTCCATCAGAATCTCCACTATCTTCATAAGCCTGTATGACAGCTTCAGCTATTCCAGTTTGCAGTTCACTTTTTGCATTTAAATATTGTTCACTTATTCCTAATATTTTGCCGTCAGGACCAACTTTGTCAGGATCAAGATTCCAACCTTTATGTATAGCTTCCTGTATTAAAACTTCTTCAGCACCACTAACATATTTAAGAAAAAGACCATTAGGATTTCTCCAATCTTTATAAAATGCTTTAGCTTTTTTTACATAATTGTCTTTCTTTTTAGATAGTTCATTTCCTTTGTAAGCATCTAATTGTTCTAAGGAATGTTCCATTATTCCTTTATGTGCAGTATTTACAGATACACCTATTTGTTTGTCAAACATATATTTAGCACGACCATTACTTGCTTTTTTTCCGTATGAATTTACGACACTTTGTAATTTTTGGTTGTAATCATCTACTATTGTTTTTTGTGTTTTACCTTCTCCTTCTGTAACGATAGTACCAACTGCATTTGCACCTTTTAAAGTTTTGTATTCTTCGAGTATTCCATCTATTTCAACATCTGCTTGACTAAATAAATCGTCAGCTTCTGCTTCAGTTAAAGTATCATCTATAGCAGCTATTGCTTTAGATATATCCATTAACCCTTTACCTCTGGCTCTTAATGCAGGGCTTGCCGTATCACCAATAGTTTGTGCTTCTGGTAGAGGACTAGCTACGTTTGCACTACCTATATTTAATTGTTGTTGAGGTATTTTTAAAACCATTATGATTTCTTCAAGAACATTCCTTCAGGTAAACCACTTAAAACTGAAGCTGTATTTGTTAATAAAGAAGATGCCATAGCACCAAATGGACTTATAGACGATGCTGTAATATTCATACTTTTTGCATTCATTTTATATCTTTCAGATGCGTTTAAATAATCTACAGTTTTCATATCTTGCTTACTTCTTGCTCTTACTTTATTCATGTTCATGGTCATCTTATCTTTTTCATAATTTATTTGTTGACTAAGCATTACATCTCTATTACTACCAACTCCTAATACACCACCTCTACTTGCCATTGATACTTTTCTCGTTGCTTTCTCATCACCTTGTCTTTGCGTCATAATAGCAAACTGCATATCAAATGCTTTACTTATCCATTGAGCTTGATTTTCTGAAGCTCGCATATTAAACATCGCTGTATCTGCTAAATCTTCGTACTCTAATGATTTACTCCGAGCTACATATTTGTCGTAATCTGCCTTTGCACCTGCAGCAAAAACATTAAGTAAACCACCTCCTATACTTGCATATACTTGACCTTTGCCTAAACCACTTAAATCATTCCAACCAACTCTAGCCATTGTTGCACTAACCTCAACGCTTCGTTATTTTTTAGTATATCTACATAATATCTGTTTACGGTCACACTATCCACCCATAGCCACCTCTAATGTTAAACCTACAATAGTTAATGGTAATGGATCACTTTGTCGTACAAACAATTGACCATTATCTTGCCATTCTGGTGTAAGCATAATTTTTATATCTTGTGTTTTTAGATTAGGTGGTGTTCCGTATGGTTCTGTTGTACGTTGTTTCGCTTCTACTAATTTATCTGCACTAGGACCTGCAAAAATACCAGATGATTCTAATACTCTTAACCATACATGGTTTAAATTTTTAACTCTTCCTTGACCAAATGCTTCTACCTGTAATGCCATAGGTAAAGTATTTAAATCACTTTCGTAAGGTAATCCTAAATGAACAACACTAGCTGCACGTTCTAAACTTATTTCACCGCTTGATACTGTTCTTTGTGGATGTACAGCACCGTCAGCCAAAATATTTAATTTTTTACCTTCTAAAAAACTAAGACCTGATATCTTATCTCTTGCAACTTCATAAGTTGTTATAGCTGTATTACGCAAAGATCCAGGTAAATCTTTATCTAATTTTGCCGTTGCTACTGTTTGACTAGATGTGCCAAGAATAGTTAGACGATATAACGTAGTACCATCAACTATTACTATTGCATCGTTTTTATCGGCAACACTAGGTGGTGCATTAAATAAATTGTAATTAGCAGTAATCGTAACAGTTTCACCTTTTGTGTAGTTTGTACCGCCAGATATAGTTACGTTTTGACCTGTGTTTGTATTTGTGCCGTTATAAGTAGCCCCTGCATCTACAAAGAAATTATCTCGTTGTGTTGCAAATAATCTAGTACCCATACGTTCTACATATCGAACTTCAACACCATCAATAATTCTTTTTACAACACAATAAGTAACGTCATCATTGCCCTCAGATACGCAAGCTACACTTTCAAAAGTTCCATCTGTATCATGTTGATGCCATGCTCCTATTTGTTGTTCTGGTACATATGTAAGACCTAATAACTTACCGTTACTACTTATCATCCATACAATAGGTATTGGTGACTTTGATAAAGCCATATCTACAATTGTAAAATTATCAAATAGATGAGGAGCACGAAGAGATAAATCACCTGTTATAAATCCATTTGCTTGCCAGTTATAACCAAGTTCTCTTACATGACCACCACGAGCAGCACCATATACTAAGCTATTATTAACAATTACTGGTTGTGCATTATTTGCACCAACATATGATTGTGGTTTTACTGATATAGATGTAGGAGTTATTGCATCACTATTAACAGAAGTAACTCTCCATTCTGCTGACCCAGTAAGCATAAGTAAGTTTGTTAATGGAACTATGTGTCTAATAGTATTAGCTTCACGAGCAGCAACTCTAAACTCAATACGGTCATCATCTCGTATAGGTAATCCAAAAGACATATTGCTTTCAGTACCTGATTTCGTCATCCATATATTTTGTGGTGCATTATTTGTACCTGCAAAAACTCTACGTTGTTCAAAATAAGATACAGCACCGGGATAATTACCAGAACCTACAAAATCATTTTCATGTATTGGCGGTGTCATAGAAAAATCTGGTGAGATATTATCGTCTACAAGTGTTGTCGTAGTAGTTTCACCAAGAAATCCAAATATACCACCTTGTTCTTTATAAACTTTATATCGACTAGCACCAGAAACTGCATTCCATGTAATGGTGTTTTTTGCTCCAGAAACAAATATATTGTTATTTACAGAAGCAACAGATGATTGATTACTTTCGTCTACTAAATTAGATTTTACAGCCGTTACAACATAATTATGAGCCACATAAGTATCTGTGCTTGTAGAAGTAGAAGAAGGTATATACATAGAAACGCTAACACCAGTAGGTGGTGCTAAAGGGCTACCAAAGTCAATTACACGCAATTCCCATTGTGTTGCCCCAAGTCTTCTTAATTCTCTAGGTGCATGATTAGGATGCACTAATGTTATAACATCAGCAGATTGCACATAATTTACTTCAAACAATTCTGCTTCTAAATATGGATGAGGTATCTCATATACATTAGGACTTGTTGGTAAAGCGTACCAATTAGTTGCGTTTGGTGGCTGACTATTAGAATGTGCAGTTTTTGAATAATAATTTACACCGCCTTGTTTAGCTATCGAGCCAACTACATAATTAGTACCACCGTTCCATGCTGCACCATCGCTATAAAATAAGGTTTGTCCTTGAGTATGAAACCTAAAATATTGATCACCAAACTCAAGCACCATAGTTTGAGTTGTATTAAATGTAAAAGATAATAACCTTGTAGATTTAGCACTATTTTTTACTTCTCTTACAAAAGCAAATCCCGGTCTATTTTGTGCAGGTCCTTGTGGTTTAGCAATAAAATTACGCATTGTTGCTGCACCTTGTTGAAATTTATTATCAGCAATACGTCCAAACATTTCTGGGGATATTTCTCCTCCAGAAAATGATTGTTTAAAATTGCGTGTTACTGGCATAAATTACCTCCCAGATGTCCAAGGAACAATATGTTCAACAGTTATATCTCTATGTAAATTGTCTGATTGTTTTGCACTATTTAAATAATTAACCATCATTTGTTGACTACGTTTTGCTTCTGCTGCTCCTTGATCTCCTTTAATTACAGGACCTGCAAGCATAGATGCCAAATGCCATGACAATGTAATTACAAATAAAGGAGAAAATAACGATGGATCAGTTACAAATGCTTGGTATCTAAGCATTGCATTCTCTTGGTTTGTATAAATTAAATCGCCTTCTATTGCAAATTGTTGTGGTGTATATTGACCTGCCACAATAGTAGGTGCAAAATTAGCTGTTAAATTACCCGGAGTATCACCAGCAGACATTCTTGTAGCGTAATCGTTTTGTGCTGTAGGAGATATTATTGAGACAGGTGACATCATATCCGCAGGGGCTACATATGCATAATCCCATTGGTCAAGGGTATTAGTTGTTAATGCTAAGTTTCCACGCTTTGATGCAAAATTCCATGTATGCATTTCTAGCAAAGTATTTCTTGCTATTGGATAAAAACGTGCAGATTTTTCTGCTTGAGCAGATCCTTCTGGTGGATTTAAAGAAGCTATGGTTGCATCATCACCTAAATGTGCCAAGGCAAGGTTGCAAATGTCTACTTCAGTTGCCATGTCATCTCCTATAAAAAGAGGAGGTTAGCAGTATTACTACTAGCCCCCAGTAAGAAAAATTGAAAAATAATGCCTACTTACTTGCTGATTCAAGTTGACTAATAAGAGTTTCTTTTGTTTGTCTTCTATCTAGTTCTAGACCAATAGTACGACCATACACTTCAAGTTCTGCTTTTGTCATTGCTTCAAAATCAATAACATCAGATCCACCAACAATTTCAATGTTAGTGTTTGGCTCTCCGTTGTATTCAAACTCTTCATCAGCTTCTCGTAGGGATTGACCTACAAAACACTTAATTTTTGCTTTGTAAATAGGCATAAATTCTCCTTATTAAACTACGGTAAAGCCAGAAGCGTAGTACTTTTGACCATCACCTATTGTTTCTACTATATCAGCAGTAACTTTACCTGCATTAAAAGTACCTGCAATTGTGTATCTAGCACCAATATATCTCTGGCCTTTGCCAGCAATATCTGGATTAAAACGTACTACTACGTTTTTGCCTAATGTTAGTGCTGCTGTAAGAATTGCATCGCTGCTACCTATAACAGTAGGACTAGACAAGTTAGCATTTGCACTAGTAATAACTTCAAACTTTACGCTTGTACCATTTGCTAGTGCAGTAGTAACGGCAAAATTCATATACAATGCAGTACCTTCACCTATATCTCTAGCAGTTCCTAGATCTACAGTATTAGTAGATACAGCAGTTGTTGTAAGTGCTTGATCTTCACTTACTCTGAGCAATGCATCTGTGATCATTTTAAATCTCCTTTAATAATAAACAAATTAAACAACACGAGCTTCGCTGTTAATCAACGCATCTACTCTTCTTAGAGGTACTCCAAGGAATGATAAGTAGCTTTGTGCTGATCCAAACTGTGATAAACCTTCCTGTATTGATAATACGTTTTGTGATTTATCAAGTGCTGCAATACTCATGCCTGAGTGAACTGTTCTATTCATATAGAATGCTGCTCTACCCATTGCCATGTTTGGTATTCTATACAACGCTCTAGCCATCAATTTAACTAAGTTAGTTGATGCTGCTGCTGTTTGTGTATTAGCACTACCAAGGAGGTCAGAAATATCAATGTTGCAAATACGAACAACGTATCTCCAATCTTTAACAACCAAACCGTTCTTCCATTGGTAACGAGTAGCAAAAGCTTGTAGTCTTGTACCGTCACTATTGTAAACAGTTTGCTCACCAAGATCTTCGTGAGTTAAACCTGCTTTAGATCCTTTAGGGAAAGGACAATAAACTGTTTGATCTCCCCAAACAACTAAATATACAGAAGCGTTATCAGAACCTGATCCACCTGCATCAAGGATGTTTACTGCATTGTCAGCAGATAAATCACCATATCTAGGTGCTAAACCTAAAAACTTCTTAGGATCTGTACCAGGGTTGCCGTAGAACATTGTCTCAGCTTGTGTCTGGTTCATTGCTTCTAAGAAAGCAGTATCTTCAGATAAACGGAACTGTGCGGTGTTACCATTTAACATCGCTAAGTCTTTGTCTACTTCAGAACGAGCTTCTAGAATTCCGCAAGCTTCATCAATCTGTGCTGTTGTTGACTTGCTGTTTGGAATACCTTGGTTTAATGCTCTCCAATATACTGAAGGTAAACCAGTTCTAATAACTACACGCTCTCCAGTAGGTAAATTACCTTCCTTAAACACGCAATCATCTAGTATTTCGTTGCTTTGTGATAATAGTTCTGCAACAATTGGAACTCTACCGTCTGGGTCAGATCTTTTAGCCCAATCCGCTAGTGTTAAATTTGAGGTTGAAAGTGTAGCCATTTAATAACTCCTTACTTGTTTTGCTGATTTGAATATAGTGCGTTAGCTATGCCGTTAAAATCTTTAGGAACATTACTGCCTTGAGCATTAGCTCCTTGTGAATTACCAACGTAACTGTCTTCACTAATTGCCTTACCTGCTCGGTACATAAACCGAATTACTTCGGGATGGTTTCCCAAGCCTGATTCTGACAGCAACTGTTTAAAAGGATCAGTACCAAAAGCATTAAGAGCTGTTTTAGCAACTTCTAAATTGGCATCAAAAGTTTCTCCACCAAATTCATCATCTGATTTTGATTCTTGTGCCCATTCAACTCGTGCTCTTTCAACTTGTTCTGCTTGTCTTGCCTGTATTACAGGTGCGACTTTGTCTAATACCTTTTGTGCAGCTTCCTGTGGCAGGTCAAGTTCTTTAGCGACTTCACCGAATGCAGTTAAAACATCGGGGTCGAGTACCTCTGGTGCGTCAGCCACCTTATCGTTGAACTCGTATTTGTCAGGAGCACCTTCTTTTTTGGTCTCCTGTTCGCTAGTTTCACTTTCAACAGAGGATTCATCCGAATCTTGTTGATTCTGTACAGTTTCAGCTTGTTGCTGCGTATCTTCAGTATTTGATGTTTCAGCCGATTGCTCGGTTTGTGCTTCTCCTACTGGTTGCTGTGTGCTGCCTTCATTGGTTTGGTCGGCTTCCGTCATCAGCGTTTCTGACATTTTTTTGCTCCTTAATCATTGTCGGGTATAACTCTGGGCAGAGAGTGTGAATCAAGTTTAGTATTTGCAAACCATAGTTTCTGTTACCTTCGCTAAATGACATTGCCATTGCGTTAGTGTTAAACGATGATCGGA